ACGGGGTTTTTCGCTACGATGTGCGCGGCGTGAACCCTGAAACGGGCCGGAAAAACAAGCGTACAGTTTCCGCCTGCGGGGAGGAGGACGCCGTGGCCGCCGCCCGCGAAATTGGCCTGGCCGATCCGGTGGAGGTCCTCCCGCTCGACATGGCGGCGCAAAATATGCACCCCGTCAGTGAAAGGCAGAAAGCCTTTGCCGCTGAATATCAGGTGACATTTGCCCCGGATTTCGACGAAAAGGACGCCGGCGCTGTGCTTTCCCGCTATGATAGGGAGGACGCCACGGGGATCCCGGTGGGCCTGCTCCAGTTCGTTACCGGAAAGCGCCTCCGGGTTTCTCTCCTGTCCTCCGCCTGGGGTCTGTCTTTCCTTTTGTTTGAAAAACTCTCCCCGCGTGATGTTCTGGCCTTGTACGCCGCCTCTGTCCGGCTTTTTGACGCCGGTTCCTCATTGGTGGACGCACCCACGGACCCGGTGGACGCGGTTTGCTACGCCTTTTCGGACGCCTCCGCCGGCGCCGAATGGGCCAGCGAACTGTCGCCCCGCGAATTGCTCCAGCCGGTTAAGGGGTCCCCGGCGTATCGGGCCGCCCGCTCGTTTCTCCGCTCTCATGCGGGGTGATCAGGCGCTTTGCCGGATCGCCTTATTGATCCGTTTTTCGATCTCCTGGTCCAGGACCGTGTAAAGCATGGTCCTGGTTTTTTCTTGGATTTCCTCGTTTCCCAGCATACTTGGTACAGACGGCCCCAGCAGTTTCTTGATCCTGGTCATGTCCGGCCATTGGCCCCCGCTTGGGTATCCGTATTTTTTGATACGGTCCGCCGCGCCGCCCACGGTGTAGGTTTGCCGGATCTGCCGTTGCAAAACGGCGGTATGGCCGCTCTGGA